AAAGGAGCAACGCACACGAGGTCATTGAGCACAACCACGTCGCCAGCCGCAACAGCGGAAGACGGCGTGTAGTCCAACAGGCAGTCGCCCTGAACGTAAGAAGCCATTAGATCACCTGCTTTCCTTGGTATGGGTTTGGTTGGGAATCATGCCGCTGGGCGGGAACTTGCTCCCGCCCAGCGGTCACGGTTTTTCTTTAAATCACGACACGTCGGCCTTGATGCCGGCGAGGTACTCGGCCTTCGCCACACCTACGTCAAAGTACCCACGCATCTGCACGCCCAACGTCGAAAAATCGGCTTCCGCCGTCTCAACGATGGGCGACTGAACGCCGTTCAAGAACGCGACTTCCATCACCGGCAGATCAGCCGGCGACGCAAGCAGGTAGTAGTCCTCGGCGCTGGACAGGTAGCTGGTCGAGACGACCTGATACCGACCGGCGAGCACGTTCACGTTAGGAGCCGCAGTCGTGTTGCCGCTGATCAGGAGCGAGGATCCCATGATCTCGGCAGCAGACAACTCGATGTCGGCCGGAACAAGCAGAATCCGAGGATCAACGGCAACCGGGTTGCCGTCCGGGTCTTTCAGCTTGCGAAACATCGTGGCGATGTTCTTGAGGTTCGCAAGCGAGAGAGCACCGGCGGTCGTCTTCTTGTTGCCACGAGCCGTGGTGAAGAACGCCGAATCGTCTTGGAACGCTGTCCAGAACAGATCATTAAGGGCAAGAGCGCCACCCCTCCCGAGCCGCTGTGGCACAGCAGTCAGAGCACCGAGGTCATCGTTGATGAGCGAGGTGCGATCCACGCTCGTCATGATGGCGTACGAGTCCGCACTGATGGTCCGAGACTCATCACTCACGCCAGCGTTCTTGATCTCGCCGCCTGGAGCCAGCTTCTGGAACTTCATGCCGCCGTTGAGCCGGTAGCTCGTCACGGTCTTGAAGTCGTTGACCGAACGCACAGCCGAGATCGACCGCCACGAGGACTCGACGCCGTTAAAGCCAGCGAGGAGGAACTTGTTGACGGTCGCCGACAGGATGCCGCTGATGCTGTGGGTCGCCCACGCCGCAGCGAGGATCGGACGCAGAGTCGCAGCGGAAATCCGACGCGAGCCGGTGTAGCCGCCTTCCTCGGCAGCCGAGATCAGCACTTCGCCCAGGCTCGTCGTCCGCTGAATCTTGGCAGCGGCTTCGAGAGTCTTGACGTCGTACTGCTTCTCGACATTCGGCAGGTTGCCCTGAAGGGCGAACGCTGCCTCAATCACTTCGGGGCTGCGGCTGGTCGGCTGCGCCATGTGGATGGCAGGAGCCGCCGGTCGCTCGTCGCGGGTCGCAAGGAGCTTTTCCATGTTGGAAACTTTCTGCGTGAGGGACGCAATCACTTCGGTGTGATCGACTTCGTGCTTGGTCTCCACGGCGACGCTCGCCGTGACTTCCACCGGAGTCTCAACGACTTCGGCAGGCTTCTGGTTGGCGTCATCCGCCATGGGAACCTCCTGTGCAGCGTCTTCTGCTGCGATGGCAACACTCGTGGCCCCATCTGCGCCAAGCGTCACGAAACTCGTTTCGCGCAGCGCAGAAACCTTGACCACTCGAACCGGCCCAACGTGAGCCGCTCCGTTGACGGTTGTGACGCCTTCGGCGTCGATCTTCTGGTGCCTGCGAACATCGGCACCGACACTCGCTTGGAACTGGTAGCCAGCAGCAGCCAGCGCCATCACCTGGCGGGCGTTCTCGTTGTCCGCGAGGATCTCGCCCTCAACGATCAACTGACCCGCTTCAATGAACGGGCGGCCCTGCCCGAGGATCGAGCCAAGCGTGTAGTCGTGCCCAAGCACGACAGGAACAGTCGATGGCAGTTGCATGCCAGCCATGTCGATCACGACCGGCTCGCGGCTCCACCCTTGGCGAATCTGTGCGCCGGTGTAAGCCACGATGCGAAACTTCTTGCCAGCCGGTGCCGATTCGCCATCGGCGGCTTGCAGAAACTCAACGCCAGAATCCAGTTTGATTGCGTTCATTGATTTGCTCCTACGGGATCGCCGTTCTCGTCAAGCTGCGGAACACCGCCAGAGGCAGGCATCGGCTCAACGTAGAGATTCAATTCCTTCATCAGCGCCACCTCTGCGGCACGCTGACGCAGTTCCACATCCCATTTCTTGCCAGCCTTGGCGTACTCAACCGCCAGCGTCGTCGTGTGCGTGCGCAGGCGAGTCTCCGTGGCATTAGCTTCCTTGGAAGGGTCAACGTGCTCCTTGCCGTCCCACTGCCACGACCAATCCCACTCACTGAACGGCGGGACGCCTTCCGGCAGAACGCCGGCAAGCGTGGCTTCGTTGACCCACGCCGCAAGCACACGGTCAAGCATCACGCGCTCAAGGTCGTCACGCATCACGCGACGCCCAGCCTCGACAGTTTGTGCGTCAAGGCGTGCAGATGAGTAGTTGTAATCCTCGCTCGAGAGGCGGGCGACGTTGCCAGGGCACTGCAAGCACCTCGCAATCTCGTTCAGGATTTCCTTCTTGAACTCGCGGTATGTGCTCGTCGGTTGCTCGGCCTTGAGTTGCTCAAACGTCCAGCCGTCTGGCAGCGTCACCATCGTTCTTTTTTCGATTGGCATTTCAGCGAACGCTTCGACCTCGTCAACGTCTGCCGCTGGAGAGTTCGTCCGCAGGAAGCCAGCGAAGTCGGCAGCACTCTCAGCAGCGGCAATCACCGCTTCTGTGTAGCGGCGAAGCTGGGCAAACATCTTCAGCGCTGGTGCCACCTCTGGCAGACCGCGATGTTGGCCTGGCCGAATAGGCCGGAACCAGTGAATCATCTGGGCAGCAGGCACGCGCTGGAATTGCAAAGTGTTGACGCGGAAATTGCTGCCGGGATGGAAGTTGAGCACCTGATAGGCGACGACGTTTCCGACAGAGTCAAACTCCATGCCGTCAACAGTCGATCCATCAGGCGTAATCGTGGACGCCATAAGTTCCGTAGGAGTGGCGACCATTTCGGCTTCCACAAGCCGAAGGTCAAGCTGCACGCCCGGCAGGCGAGGATTGGAAATCATCAACGCGAACGCTTCGCCGTCCACGACGAGAGCCTCCCGCATCGTCCGCAGCTTCGACGGAAGGTCTATCTGCCAGCCCCAGTCAAAGAACGCACGCTCCACAAGCCGCGACGTCTCGTCGTCGCCAAACTGCAACTGAAGCCGTGGGCCAGTTCCAACAAGATCGTTGGCGAGAGATGCCGACATGCCAGCCAGATAGCTGTTGCTCGTCCGCTCGTAGCGTGCCCGATTCCGCATGGTGCGGCGTGCCATCGGCGTCAGGCTGGCATCCGCAGAGAAGGCGTCGGCGTTTTGCCAGTGCCGGTAGTCGTCGCCACGCTCGGCGGCATCAAACTTGGCACGGACACGCACCGGCACCGCCGCAGGCTGCGGCCTGTTCCCACGCGAAAACAGGTTGCCTAGCAGACCCACGCTAGATAGTCCCTGGCGGAATGAGCTTGTTGAACCGCAGACCACGCCGCGTATTCGTGCCACTGCCCGTGGCTGCGTTCTTGCCAGACAGGTACTTGTCTGCCTCAATCATTGAGGCGACATCCTGTGCCTCAACTTCGCCGGCGTCGGTACGCACCCGCTTGGGACCGGATGCCGTCTCTTGGATTTTCTGACGGAGTTCGTCGCTCATGCGAGCAACGCTACGGGAAGCACTGGCAATCGCAGACCGGGTATGCCGTTAGACTTCCGCCCATTCGCTGCCGCGTCGCTCAAAGAGAACGACGTCGGCGCAGCCCAACTTGCGTGCGATGTCTGCCGTGGTCGGTGAGAACACCGCAAGCGGCTTGCCAGCGTCAATCACTCCGCAGGAAAGCAGGAACGAAGTGAGCGTCGTCGCCTTGCCGGTCTGCCGATAGCGTTCCTCGACGTACTGCTCAAGCGTCTGCATGCCACGCCAGACGTGAGAGCAGGCCCAGGCGACCATAGCACCATCACAGTGCCAGACGGCGACCGGCGTGCAGCTGCTCCCCTCACCTTCCAGCACGGTAGCAACCTCTAGCTGAAACTCGCTGCCCTGCTTTGTAAGCCTAGATCGGATGGCGATCATGTCACGAGGGTCAAGCCCGTCAACGGTGGTGAGTGTGATTTGATTCACTTCAGCCTCTTCACTTGGATGACCTTCTTGCCATTCGGGCCGGTCGGGATTGTCACCTTTTTCCGCTGGCGTCCACCCGCCTCGGTCGCCACGGGATGCACGCCCGCAATCGACGCCGCGACGGCAGACCCTACGAGACAGTCCCACCAGTGATTCTCTCGCCGGTTGTCCAACTTCCATTCGTCCACGACTCGCCCGCGTGCCTCAGTCCTCACCGGGTACTCGCTCGTCAGATGCTCAATGAGCATGTCGTGCTCACCAGCGTGAAGCGTGATTGCCTCGGGATCGCCCAGCGTCAGCCGCAGCCGGGCAGCCGAGAACGTCTTCCAGAAGTTCGTCTCGTAGACGCCATACCGCTGGTTCGTCGCCGTCTGACGCATCACCCAGTTGAGCCCGAGTTTCTCGCCCCTGCCCTTCTTCTCGGTGAGCGAGCCACCCGAGGCACCGATGCCTTTGCCGTGAGTTGGCAGCAGCGAGCCGGTGAACGTGGACCGCCGGCAGAACGTCCGCACCACTTCGGTGGACTGACCCCAGTTGGCATCGACGCACACCTGACGCACTCGCATGGCGACGCCGTCTTCACGCACCCAATCCCTACCAAGCAGGATTTGCGTCAGCGACTCAAGCCCAGCAGATAACGCACCTTCAAAGCCCGCACCCTTGGACGCAATCGCCAGCGTCTTCTTCGCGTTCTTAGCCTCGAAGAACGTAGACGCCTGGTCAGGGTAAGTGCCGTAGGCCACGACGTGACCGCCGAACGACTCGCCCCACGATGCGACGAGCCAGTACAGCAACTTGTCTTGAACGTCTATGAACGCCGTGAGCGTCTGGTGCGACAACGGAACCGTGCCACGCGGCAGCGTCAACGCACGAGCAGCGAGAGACCGCTTGTCGAGTTTCTCGGACGAGATGTCATCCGCCAGCGGAGCG